GCGGCCTTCCGTATGCCCGGTAAGATAACCAAAATAGACCTCGTCTACGATAACGTGTTTCATATCTTGATAGTTTATTGGCCGAGTACTTCCCGGCGCACTGTCTCCGGGGCCTCGTCAGCGATTGTTACCTTGTAAGTCTTGCAATACCACTCGAAGATGGATTTACCCTCCTTATAGCCGAGTTCTGCAACCAGTGCGATGAATACCGTTCTCATACGTCAAAGGAATTAGGCGACGTAGAAGGAAATCTTGAGGCCGCGGCGCAGTTTGCAGACGCAAACATCATCCATACAAGAGAAAGCCCGGTCAAGGAGACGGTTCGTCAGTTCGATGTCGTTGACGAATTTCAGCAGGCCGGAAACGCCGACCAACGTGTTAATCTTGGAGCCTTCGTAGATGCCGGAAACCTTGATTTTGTAGTTCTTGTTGATTTGCCGGGTAGTGTAATTCAACTGTTTCATAACCTTGTTTTTTTTGGCCGGGAACCGCCCCGGTGCGCTGGGCCTTTTGACTTAACCCGATGCGAAGTTAAGCACTATTTTTGAAATAACCAAAACTTTTTACATAAATTTTACAAAAATTTTTGAGGGGTGAATTTTTCGGGCCCGCGATTGACCTTTCATTTTCACGCGTGAAGGCCGGAAGTTAATTTTTGCAGAAATCGCCGTAGCGACGTCTTAAGACTCAAAACGGGAAATTATACCGCTTTTCGTTTAAGGCCCGTCTACGGGCCTCAAAATGACCTCAAAAAGAAAAGGCCGCAAAGAACGCGGCCCCGGCCCGGGAAGGTTATGAGAATGTGTAGATAGGTATTTGAGAAGATAAGCAAGCAATCACCCGGGCGAGATGGTTTAATTTTCAATCAAAATGTGTTCGAGATTTTCAATAACTGTGTGCGGGTTACGGGACACCGCTTGCAGGGTGCGCTCGTCTATCCGCTTTGTTTTCCAAAGGAACCCCAAGAATCGGCGGTATTTGACTGTTTCTGCCAGCACGATGGAATCCCGGTTCTTCAAAACCCCGGTAAACGCATCCTCCGTCAGCCATCCGTCAAAATCATACCAAGCATCGCCGCAATGAACCGCCACCGCCGGAACACGGATAGAATCGCGTGTTATAATGACCGTGTCCCGGGGGGCAGCCTGCAATTCAATGATGGTCTCCGCCTGCGCCTTGCTTACCTGCGCCAAGTCCCGGTTCCGCCGCTGCAACTCTTTGATTAGAGCAGCATCCTCGGCCCGGAACCGCTCGAACTCCCTTACCGTCAGTTCAAGCGACTCAACACGGGCCGCGCTCAACGAATCGCGGACTTTGTATTGCTCGATTTCCGTCAGCAGGGCCTCCGTGTTCGCCTTGTATTTATCGGCTGCGGTCTCGGCTATCTTTATTTTCGCGTCAAGGAAGATGAACGCGAAAACGATGGCGATGGCGCAAGCAGTGGCGAGAATGGTTGTTTTATAGGTCATTATACTTCGTTAAAACTATATAATCGGTTAACCGGATTATAAATAAGCTGATATTTTATGTTAACACCATCACTCGCGTTGCCGTTTATAAAAAACACCTCATCTTCATTAGGTTTCATAACTAAATATGACGCACCTCTATCCAAAACGCTAAGAATCAGGCCGTATTGTAAATGTTCAAATTCATCAACTGTTATTCCTAATAATTGCGCGGATTCTTCCGTGGTTTTATCCTCGAATCCTGCGAGAGGAATTTCTATCTCCAAAATAGTGCTCTCTGTTTGTTGTTCCGGGATTAAATCAAGGATTCCCTCAATGATGGACGGGAGCACACTGGCCGCGTCAACGTTCGTACCTTGTCCTGCAATCTTGGCAGCGACCAAGGCTTTGATTTCATCTTTTGTCATAACTGGTTCTTTTTTATTGGTTTGATGCAAATATAACTATCTTTTCACGCCGCCCAAGCGGTCGGCCCATTTTTCCGTAAAAAAGGCGTAATAATCCACGCCCCGGCCGGGCCTCCACCACCACGCCCAAAGCAGCGACGGAAGGCCGATTATAAGGAGATAGAACGGCCCCAAGATGACGGACTGGAGACTGTGCCCGAACTCGTGGTTCCAGCCTTTCTCGTCCTGCAAAAAGCCGTATTTGACGATAATCGTGTCACCCAGCGAGATTCCGCTGGGAAACGTCGGCACGATGCAGAACCGCCGCCCGCGGTCGTGGCATACAACGGCAATATCTTTCCGCCAGTAAAGCCAAAAAGCAAGTCCCAGCAGGTTCTGCGGGGCTTGCCATAGCCACAATAATAAGTCAAATATCCGTTTCATAACCGGGCTCAATAATAGTGCCACATAACGTTCTGCACCTGCGCCGGGTCGTCGTCCACGTGGACGTAGGTTTTCCCGATGCCGATACGGGTGAACCCGGCCGCGAGGCAGGCCCGCACAATCTTCATCCGGTTCGTGCTGGTATTGCACCGAATATCCACCGCGCATCCCGTCGTATGAGCCCCCGTGCCACTGCGCCCCCGCGCCCTATCCCACGCGCTCGAACGATACGCGCTATTCAGCACAAACGGGATGCCAGCCATTTCCCGGGCCGCATCCAGTTTGTCTATCGTGTGTTGCTGCATTGACTGCATCGAGCAAGCCGGGCTACAAGCCCGAAATTCACTCTCCCGAAAATACCTTGCCGTCGTCATAGTTTCCCTCGTCTTTGTTATAACCCGCGCCCAGCTCCGTCGAATAGCCGCAACGGTCACACCGTTTTTTCAACCGAGCATCGTTAGCCACGTCAACCGGGCACACAATGTTCGGGTCTTTATACTTGTGCTTGCAGAAATGCGACTGCATAATGACGGAGGATTTCTCCGCCGAGTCAAGTTTCTCGCGCTCGTAGTCCGCGTTCCGTTCCTCATAGAACTTCTTCTGCTCTTCCAGCAGGTCGCGGAACATATCATAAGGCGTTTTCTTCTTGTCTACGCGGGCCTTAATTACGGCCCAAAGGCCGCCGCCACCGAGGAACGAAAAGATGCCCGTAATAATCAAAGACCAAAGACTGTTTTCCATCGTTTATTAGTTAAAAACAACACCGTTCGCGGATAACACATTTGGGGTGACACCGTCAACGATTCCATCATAGACACGAATGATACCACCGTTTTGAATGCTGCAACTGATTGTCGTGTTGGTACACCCAACAGAAATTTCTCCGCCATTCGTTTCCGCATTGATGTCAATACTACCGACCTTAAGTAGGGACGTCGCAACAATTCTACCTAAAGAGAAGGCTTGGAAATGAGCCTCCGTTAACGACCTAACAAAGAGAGACTCCGCATATACTGTCCCGCAAGCAGCACACTCAACAAGGCTTTCGTACTCATCGAACCTCCTCGAAATCATACCTTCTTGCAAATCCACCAACGAGTCCCTGCAAGAGATACACACATAATCGGAACAGTCTGCGAAGATTGCTCCGTGTGCATATAATTTTGAACCGCCTCTTATAAGTGCGCCAGTTGTGAAGTAGCGGAAACCGCAGAAAGAGTCTATAATGATGCTGGAATTGCCAGTAAGCCACAACATCGTCATTTCATTTCCATTGTCCGCCCCCTCGAAATAGCAAGAAATCCGAGGGCCTTTTGCGCCATTTGTCAACTTCATAAACACCGCACCGTCCGGGATGTTCATAGTAACTGCATCCGGGAACATTTGGTTATTCATAAAATTGTTACGATTAGACCGATTCAACGCCGGGGGAGTGTATCCGTTCCTCGTTATCTTAATGAAGGAAAGGTCTATCGCATCGATGTTGATTTGTTCCTCTGCGACGAAATCCTGCTGGAGTTCCAATATGATTTGATTACCGCCATTTGCAAATATCCTCGAGAACTTGGATAGATAGTTAAGGGCCGCGGAGATTGTCGTAAAATCCGCCCCGCTGGGGCCGACCGTCACCTTACCAGCAGCAAGTCCGAATATGACGCCAGCCGGGGCAGTGATATTTCCTTGCGGAGCGGTTATTCCAGCGGTATAAGCGGACTTCAAAGAGGCGGCATTGTTGACGGTCTCGAAGTGGTCGCTACCACCCCCGCCGCTGGGCGCGAATACTTCAGTCGTAACACCGTTAATCGTTATTTCTGCAATCTTCGTCCCGGATGCCGTAATTTGGTTCCATACAACGGACGAGCCACCGCTACCGATTGACAAGGTTTCAACCGCCCAAGACCCATTATATTTGAGGATTCCGATACTCCCGTCCGCTATTATTTTCCCTCCAAAATTAGTGTACGTCCCGGGCCCCGCCAAATATGCGACATTGTAATCCGGCGTTCCGGGGTTCATCCCCGTCGTCGCAATGCCCTTGAACTGGAACTGTGCGCCGAGGGAGTTAATCATAGATATAAGAACAGACTGGAGGAGTGCGCCAGTTATCGCGTTCGACCCGTTCTGCTTGACCGCGTTGGTTACGGTGCTCTTGAGTGAACTATAATTTGCCATCGTTACTGATTGTTGAAGTCATTGTTGAAATCGTTGTTGAAGTCGCCGCGGGTCGCCCGGAGATAGCCCCGGCCGATTTTCTTTGCCACCGTAGCGGTATCAAACTCTGCCGCTACCACTGCGACATCGCCGTTCGCCTGCCATTCCGGGGTAATAAGGAACGTATCAAGGGAATAGACATTCCCCAATTTCGTGACCCGGATATGGTCTGCCATCCGCACGAACCGCAAGCAATCCAGCAGGTATTCCGGCGCAAGGAAGTTGAAACGATACCGTTTCTCGGAAATCATTTTGATAGGATAGAAATACCCGTCTCGGGTCTCGCCTTCTTCCTCGAACGGATATTCCGGCTTTGCGATATCGGACGCCAAATAAAGCACGTTCTTGAAACTGTTGCGATAGGCAATCAGGCCAGCATCCATCACGAAATCCTCGTCGTCCCACCACTCCAATTTGAGGTAAGGCTGGATGTCGTTGACGACGGTAAAGACATCGGAATACCAAATATTTTCGTCGCAGTCAAACCGTATATAATAGCGGCCGTTCGGCATATTGTTAGAGATAAGGATTAACCCAGTGTAATAGATAACGCGATAACTCCCCATCGTCATTTGATAAATGCCATAAGACGAAAAGTTTGCCGAGGAGATAGTCATAAAAACGCCCCCCGTCGCCTCGTTCCGTATTGTGAGCGATAGGGCATAATCACTGCCAGTCGTTAACAGTTGCCAAGTCGGCATATATCCGGCCGGGGTATAGAGCGGATAGACGTGCCCATAGACCCACCATTTGCGGGCCTGCTGCTCGTTCAAAGACTTATACCACGGAAGGACTGAAAAGTTGTTATTCGGTACCATACATCAACGTCGTTTTTGCGTTCCTCGACGACAAATTTAGTGACACTTTTTCGATAGTCCCGTTGCCGAGCCCGGTTTTTACTAATTCCAGCAAATTCGGGTCATTTATGGCCGGGAAGGAAATCTCCTGCCGCCGGAGTTTCTTGACCCCCAGCGCGGCGTAGATAATGCCGTTAATCTGGTAACTCGGCGCGGGCATATCATAGGCGTAATATTCTTGTAGCTTTACGAAGGCTGCGTAGGCGTTTTGGAGGATATGCTGCGTCCCGCTCTGCGGCGTCACGTCCTCATACGGCAGCACATATTCCCCGGCGGTAACAATGGCCGCCAGCAGCACGAAACCGTCCTTCGATATGACGGACGGGTTGAGCAGGATGTAGTCAACGTCGGAGGTGAATTTGGAAACGGAAACCTGCTCAATCCTATCCTTCTGCACATACTGGGAAATGATGTCGATAGGGTAGCCCTCGAACAACTCCGTCACGTCGTCCATCCACCCGAATTGGTATCTGCCCGCCATTTCCGGCTTTTCAAACGAATACTGCCTGCGTGCCGTATCCCACGTCTTGCCGCTGCGGATAACCTCCATCGCGGTCAAGTCAATGCCGACCACGGGGGCCCCGTAATACGAGCCACCGTTGCGGAAATACTCGATATGTTCGATGCGGAAACGATTATTGTCGTCAATCCACCAGTAGCAGCGATAACAGTCACGCAACATATCCGTCACCTCCTTCAATGTAATCGGGGCTTTCTGCGCGGGCTGGTCGTAGCCGGAATAAATGAGGTTCGTCTTGGGCGTTATCAAGATGGTCTGCGTAATACCCAGCAGGTTCGTTCCATATAGGAACTCCGAATAGGTAGTCGTTCCGTCGTGCGTTACGCCGGGGGCAATCTGCGCCAGCAGTACGGATATGACGGACGAAATCGGGTATGCGTGTTTGATTGTGAACTGTGCGCGGCCCTGCTGCTCGAAATACCAGTCCATCGACGAAAAGGCGAACCAAATCGACACCCTGCCCCAACTGTTGCGCGAAACCGGGTAGAACTCCCCGCCGCCGAACATATAGGGCTCTTGATAGTATTGCCCCGGCTGGTAGAGCCCCCACTTCGTCGGGGTCGTCGTAAGCCGCTGGGAGAAGAAGATAACGTTGCTGATGCCGTAGCCGATTGCACGATGGTAGTTGCGATTCTCCGGGCAAAGGTCATCCTCCGGCAGTTCGTGCGTCGCCTGCCCGCCGATGGTAGGCACATCCAACACGTATCGCGCATAGACCGGGATGTCCCGCCACGTTATCGTCACCGTGCCGCTTGCGCCGCTGCCGGACACTGGCGAAAGGTTGTAGGACGATGCCGCCCACGGGGTTCCGCTGCCGCTGGTAGTGGTATATCGCCACATCACGACACTGTCCGACACGCGGGCAATTTCAAGATACCAGCGGAAACCGCCGGAAATCGTCTCCGTGCGATAGATGAACTTATAAGCCCCGTTCGTATAAGTTTCCCCGGATGGCTCCAATAAGTCCGGCACATTCCCCACAAAAACATCCGGCACGGAGGAAACCCCGGTCGGGCTTATTACCCGCGCCGCGGTATTCTTGGCGAAGAAATACTTGTACGTCAATGCAGGGTAGTTCTGGCCGCCGATTGTCACCGTGTCGCTTTCCTCAACCGGGGCGCACTCTTGCTCCCACCACATCCCGAAGAGGAAACACGCAATTACCGAGTCCCCCGGAACGTAGACTTGAATCATAGGCCGTTTATCCGCCTTGACCTGCGCCATTTCCGGGAGCAGGTCAATGAGGTTAAATTCCTTTTCTATGCCATTCAAGATGTCCGTATAGCGGTCTATCGGCGCGGCACTGGCTACAACCGTCTCCGCGTCCTCGTCAAACGTGCAATCCGTTTTCCAAAACTCCCCCCGCCAGTACGACGCCCACGTTGTTCCGCCATCCTGCGATATGAACAGTTCGAGGCCGAATTTGGTCTCGAACGCCTGCGCCATAATGAAGTCATAGTCCGGGCCCTCGAACGTCAGTTTCCCGTTCAGTTTCTCGCGGAAAAACTGCTGCCCGGTCTCCCGGTCAAAGTCCTTCGTAATCCCATCCCCGTATATCGGGAAGGCTTGATTGGTAGTGCCGTTCGCACTCAATTCAAACTTATAGATAGGGTACATCTTATGAGCGGATTTTGCGGGTTAAATTCTTATACTTGACGACCGTGTTACCCTGCCCGTCAACGAACCGGGATTCATCGCCCTGCCGCCGGATGGCGGAGACGTCGGCCTCCAACTGCGATACGTCCGTGCCGCCTGCCATTCCAATCGCAACGCCGGACATCGTGGCGTTTGCCCTTTGGTACTTGTCGGCAAACGTGCCGTCATTGAAGGCATTGATAACGTCGGGAATGACCTTCCCATACCGCCGGGAATTGCGCTTGTTTATGACCGCGAAATACTCGCCGCCTTCCGCCCTGCGCCGGGTTCCGTCGCGCTTGCGTCCGAGGTCGATGTCGTTACCGCTGGCGTGACTGCCGCCCTGCAACAGTTCAACCGTTCCCTCGCCGTATTGCTCCGTCTGCCGGGTGACCTGCGCCGCCTTAACCTTCGCAGCCGCGAACGACCCCCACATAAGGGCGATGGCTGCTACGGCCGCGGCGATGCCGGGCGCACCTCCGCCGGAAAAGGCTTTCCAAATGTTGGCCGATGCGGTTACGAGGCTGGAGGCCTGCGTCAGCGAGTCAATAGCACCTTGCGCCCGCTGCGCCCGCTGCTGCTCCTTAAGGGCGGCCTCTTGGTTCTTACGGGCCAGCGCGAGTTCCTTCTGCGCGGTCTCCACCTCGTTGGCGTAACCAGCATTCCGGGCCTCAATTTGCGCGTCAAGGGCCTCCTTCGCCGCGTCAACCTGCTTTTGTGCGGACTGCACCGCCGCCTCCGCCAGCCGCGTCCACGAGTCAATGAGGGAGCCGATACTGTCCTTCGTTGACTGGAAGGCCGTGTCAAGCGCGGACTGCTGGCCGGGGTCGATATTAACGCCCATCAATTCCCAAAGATTGTTATACCCGAGGCGTCCCATTTCCTTGTCGATGCCCTCAATGGTAGCTTTGATTGCAGCTATCTCATCGGCGGTCATCTTCTCTGCTGCCATCTTGTCAATCCTCAAAAGAGCCTGCAACCGTTCGCGCTCCTGCTGGAGCCGGAACCGGGTTTTCTGCCGTTCGTTCGTGTCAAGCAGGTTGAACTCCGCCTCCGCCCGGTCTTGCGCCGCCGCGAGGTCGCGCTGGGCTATCTTGACGTTGAACTCTGCGGAGGCCTGCATTGCCATACGGTCATACTTCTTGTTGATTAGGGCCTCGTCCTGCCGTTTGTCCTCCGCCAGTTGGCGATTCTCAAACAGTTCGATGTCCCGTTGCTGGTAGATGGCAGCAATACGCAGGTTCAGTTCGGCCTGCGTTTCCTTCTGCGTTATTGATAATTGAAGATGCGTCCGTTCGAGGCTCATTTGCAGCGCGGCCCGCTGGTCTGCGATTTCCCGCTTGCGCCGTTCCTCTGCCTCCCGTGCGAGGCGTTCCTGCTCCTTCGCCGCCTCAGCAGCAGCCTTCGCCGCATCGCGTTCGGCCTTTGCCGCATCGTCCGCGTTCTTCTTGCGCTGGTTTGCGCTTTGCGCCTCCAAATTGTTACGCAAGTTGACGATTCGCTTTTGGTCGTTGTAGGCAGCACCCCGCGCCTCCTGCAACTTGACCTCCGCGTCAACGTAAGCCTTCACCTCCGCATCTTTCGTTAGATTGTACTGCTTGGCGAACTGCGAGAAAGCCTTGACTTCGTCGCTGGTAGCCTCCACAATCCGCTGACTCTCCCGGATGGTCTCCGCGCTGAGGTTCTGCGCGTAACCCTTTTCGCGGGCGGCCAGATTACCGAGGGCCTCGTTATATTGTTTCGCCTGCTTAATCAAGTCCTCGTTGATGTTGTAATTCTTGATATTGGCGGCGAACTCTTCGCGGGCGGCTTGCTTTTGTTCCTCCGTTGCGAACTTGCGCTTATTGGTGACGTCAAAGAGGTATTTCAGTTGAGCATCGCGGTTCCGTTTGGCGGTTTCTTCCTCCTGCTTGTAGATGGGCTCCATATTGGCGAGGTACTGGTCTGCCGCCTTGAGCCGTTCATCGTAGGATAGTTTAGTGTTGTGCATCTGCTCGTTGAGCACCGCGTTTTCCTGCGTCATAGATGCCCGTAGCAGCCGGGACGAGGACGTGCGCTCGAACGTTTCGTCAAGGATGTGCCGCAACTCCCGCCCAGCCTGCGCCGCGTCGATTGCGCCCCGTATAAAGCCGGAGAAATCAAACGTAGAGACGGACTTTTGGAACCTATCCCACGCGGCTTGCCACCCGGCCATCGCGGTATCGAGCGCGTCACCCGTCTGCTGCGTTTCGTGTGCGGAGTCTTTCCACAGTTTGAAGGCGGCCGTCAGCGCACCGACCGCGCCGATGGCTGCGCCGATGGGGGTCTTGATGGCGGCCATAATACCCTGAAACATCTCCGTCCGCTTGTTTGCGTCCGTCAGTATTTCAATATAGCGGCCCTTCACGCCGACAAGATTACCCAGTGCCCGCTCATACTGGCCGACCTGCAACTGGCTTTTTCCCGTCGCCTTCTGCAAGCGGTTCATTTCCTCGTAGATTGCCTTCGATTCCTTTTCCAGTCTGCGCCCGTACTCCGTAGCCTTGCGCTCCTCTGCGGTCAGTTCGTTAAGGGCCATTTTATTGAGGCGGTACTGTGCGGATAACCGCTTGTATGAACCCTCCTCGGACTGGTTTATTTCGATTAGCAGTTTTGCAATTTGCCGCTCCTCGCGCCGGGCCGCGTTCAATTCCGCCTGCTTCATCTGCGCAGCCAGTCGCTCCTCGCCGACTTTCTTGTATTCGGCCAGCAGCCGTTCGGAGGCCTCAAGGTTTCCAAGGATGGATTTACGTTGTTCCTCCGTAGCCCCGGAAACATCCTTCATCCCCTTGACCTGCTCCTCTGCCTGCGACTTGAATTTCTTTTGGGCCTCGTCGTAGATACCAATCAATTGCTCCAGTTGCGCAATCAAGTCCGTGATTGAACTGTCCGGCGTAACGAGATCACGATAGTAAATTGGATTCGGATTGTCCATTTCAGTTAATTTTTCAAAAAATGCCCGTAGACGGGTCTTAAACTCAAAAACGGTAAATTATACGGCCGGACTCTTAAGACCGTCTATTTGGGCCTCTTTTGGCCCCGTTTCAACTCTCTCGCCCTCTCTTGCACGAAATCAAAGGCGTTATAGAACTCCAATACGGTATATTCCTTCGGTTTGACGTGCAACTGCTCACTCAATACGAGGCAGAGGTTTTCAAACTGGAGGTCGAACTGTATTTCCTCGCTATTCTCCCCGGCAAAGCACTTCGGGTTCGCGTAGGTTATCAGTTTCGCGGTAAGCCGCTGCACCTCCGGCAAAGCCTCCGGGTCGAACTCCCCCCGCACTATCCCTTCAAGGATGGCTACCGTCCGTTTCTTAAGGAGGTCGTAATACTCCTTGACGGCCGAATCGGAAAACACGCGGGGGAAGTACAACCGCAGTTCCTCATCTATTTTTTTTTTGACCGCATCCAGCCGGGCGGTCAACTGCTTGTCTGTCGTGTCGTTCAGTAACGCCACAATCTTGTCAACGGAGGCATCCGTCACGTCGTCGAACCGCTGGCCGTCCACCCGCGTAACCAGCGCGGCGAAGGCGCGGTGCTTGGGGTTCAGCCCCGACTGGATGAAGAACACGGACTGCCGCAAGTTCTGCAACTCGGCGCGGGCCTTGTCACCCTCGTTGAGCGAAAGGTGTTCGCAAATCTTCTCTATCCGGCGGTCAAACGCCGCCACGTCAGCCCCGACACCAGCATCAATGAGCAGCATCTTCTGATATTTATGGAAACGCACAATCGGCAGTTCGTCGATTGCGTCGTACATTTCCACAGTATGTTTCCCGACCTTGACAGTTACCATAATTCCCGGGCGATTATCGTTGAACAAACGGGCGCGGCCATTATCCATCCCCATCCTGCCGCCAGTGACAAAATTAACGAAATCGCCAATCCCGTCCAAAACGATAGGCAAAACTTGCAATTCAGCAATTTCTCGAAGAAATCGTTGGGCGCGTGTACCTGCGCCCACTCGAGCCATCCCCATTTGGAGGCGAGCCCCAGCACAAACGCGGTTGACAGTGCTACCACCGCAACCCAGCAGACAAACGTGATTACCATACGAAAAGCCAAACTAAAATACCACAAAGGCAGTACAACCACTCCGGGCGGTCGCACGGGTTATCCAAGTCCGTGTCGGCCGTCCGTTCCCTTTTGTACCCTATTTTGTAGAGGAACTTGTGACAAATCCACTCCATTTTGAGCGAGAATATCGACCGTTCAAAAACGACCGTCCCGCCGTTGGCGTTGCGCTCCCGCACCAGCAGCAGGTTCCGCCGCATATCGCGTTTCCGTATCTTATACGAATCTATGATATGGAGGTTATTCTTGGTGATGTAGTAAAGCATTGCCGTCATCCCTCGCAAAGTTCATCAAACAACAAAGAACCCTCGATGCGGAAACCGCCGTAAGGGTGCATAAGAAATTGATTGTCAATCTCCGTAAGGGTGTATCCCTTGTAGATGTTCTCGACCCGCTCGTAGATACGCGTAACCAGCACCCGCCCGGAAGTAAGATGCCAGCCTTCGCGCCCGTTCAGCACCCGCAGAACCTGCGCCTTCAAATACTCCGTGTTGCGGTTACTGGCCTCGCCGTAGACCCGGGTCAAGTCAAACCACACGACCAGCCCGAAGGGAGCCGTTACGGTGCGCACCCACGGCCCCGCGTCTATGGTCTGCGGGTCTTCGATATCAAAGAATGAGAAGTTACCAATCTTGGAATCCGGGGACACCTCGATATAATCGTTCGGGCCGTGCCCGTTCCACCCGCCGCAAAACACGTTCGGGGTGACGATGCGGCGGCCGCTGACGTTCTTCGTCAGCCGCTGGGCCTTGCCGAAAGCCACATCCAGCCACGGGATGTTCGCAACGAGGCCGGACTGGATTTGACCCAGCACGGCATCCAACATAACCGGGTTATTTATTACCGGGGCGTTATTTGTTTTAGACATACAGTTTCGCTTTTATTTGTTGCATCAATTCTTCCAACGCGCCACGATTGGCGAAGATTTCCGACCAGTTGACGGGCATAAGACCGAACGTTTGCAGGCCGTATTTCGCGACGATTTCGCGGGCGTAGGCGGTCGTTCCGATAACGCCTACCGCGTCCGGCAGGAACTCCACCCCCAGCTCGCTATGGAAACGGCCGTTGACGTAGAGGTTCGGCGTGTCGGCGTTGCGGCTTGCGCTATACGGGTAACTGATGCCGTTCAGTTTCCAAGCCGCATACCGGGCCGCGCTCTCCCGGCTATTGAACCATCCGCCGGGTTTCAAGTCCTCCGAATAGGATGGCCGGATATCTTCCCCGCTGGATGCCTTTCCCTCGAACAACTGCCGTTTCTGCAAGTCGAGGATGTCCGCCTCGTGCCCTACCAGCACGTCGCGCACGGCAGCACCGCCCGTCAACTGCTCGTTGACTTCCAGCACCCTTTGACGCAAGTCGTTCAAAATTCCCATTTTCGGCGTTTTTGAGGCCATTTGCGGGGCTTTAAGGTCTTGGCGGTATAATTTACCGTTTCTGTCCTTAAGGCCCCGATACGGGCCTTTTTGTCAAAAATAACTAAACAGTCCTATATTTTACTCCGTGATTGTTACACTGGAGGCAAATGCGGTCAAGGTTCCGCGTGTCAAGCGACAACGCCTTCAACGCCTGCCGCAATTCGTACCCGATGCCGGAGGGCCTGCCGCCGGGATTGCCGTCAACCTCGTAGAGCAGTTCGTCCCGGGTGACGTTGACTTGGTTACGGTTCACGCGGACATCCGGGTTCATCGCAATGGTGCGTAGCACGTTCGCCGCGACCTGCTTTTGGATGGCAGTGGCAAAGATATCCCGCTGCGACACGATGAAGTCCGTCAAATCGCACCCGACCGTCACCTCTACGTTAAGGCCATAATTCATCGTATTCGTATAGCCTACCTTCCCGACATCAAACATTTCCGGGTAATCCCGGAAGTCCAACGGGGCGTGTATGCAGAACGGGGAGATTTGCAGGTATTTCGTCAACTGCCGCCACGCGTCAATCGACCCGCCGAGGCACGTTTGGCACGGTTCCATCGACCAGTCCTTCGTCACGTTGAGAGCCTGCATCCCGGCCGGGAGTTCGTTTTGGTTATAACACAAATACCACGCACCGCCCGCGTCCGTGTCAATATCGCCGGACTCGATATACGGCAGGTAAAGCGGCTCAGCCAGTTTGAACCACTGGAACCCGCCGGACGTGTTCGTGAACGCCAAGTCCACGACCCTAATCGGCGACACCTGCGACGAATGGAAAAGGTAAAGCCGGACGGAGCCCGTGCCGCCTACCATTTGCAGGCCGATGCGCTCAATCTTCGTAGTGACACCCATCGCACGGACGGGCACTATCTCGAACCCTACCAGTTTCCCCGTCGGGTCGATAGTGGCCGCAAGCCGGGCCGCGCCGTCGAAGAACGTCCGCCGCTCCAGCAGATTGCGCGTTTCCTGCTGCAACTGCTTTTCTTGGAGGAACTGCTGCACCGTCGTATTGATGCCGTTCGTCGTCAAGTCGCGCACGAAGTCCGAAAGCGGGTTGAACTCCGTCCAGTCGTCCCCGCTGCCCGCGCTGCCGGGCTCGATATGATGGTTGAACCGTAGGGCCTTCCACACCTTGCCGGAATACTTGACTTTATCCCCCGGATAATAGTTTGCCCCGGCGACATAGTCCGGGTACTTGAAAAGATAGTCGTCCGGCATAATGGCCCGGACGTTTGAAAGGGTGACAAGCGGATGCGCACCTTGGAACGTCAACCCGCTTTCCGACTCGCACAAATCGTCGTCAATCGCGTTCTGCGGGTTGTAATCCTGCATCCATCCCACAACGTGCGACAATGCCTCTTGAATATCGTATAATCGTATCATAGAAATTCGTTTTTCTTTACAAGTCTGCCGGACGTGTCAAAGTTCTTTACAAATGGAAAGCGGGGCCGGGGTTTTGTGCCCGTCCCCGCTTGGAAAATGGAGCCGCGTCCTCCTTCTACTGGACTTCGCTGGTGTAAACCGGGTTATCCTCGCCGTTCACAACCTCGACGGGCTGCGCGAACGGGTTGGCCGTGCCGGGGCTCGCCAGTTCAATCTTGATGATGGGGTTCGCTACAACACTCGGGTCGGAGTTGTAAGCTACGAGGAAGGCGACGTCGACGGAGAAACCGAAGTACTCCTTCACGTTGCAGACCATATCGGCGGAGGCTGCACCTGCGATGTTCGACATATCGCCGACCGCGGTGTAATAGTGGCTACCGACCGGGAGGTCGATGAACGGGAGACGGACAACATCCCACTCGTGGAAGTTCGCACGGGTGCGGGCGAGGGCCTCGCGGTCAACGCGGGTAAGGACACCCACGTTTCCGTCGGCGACGACGTAACCAGTTGCGAACACGCCCTGCTCATTGGTGATGTTGTTCGTATAGTGGAACACCTTGTTGTCGTATTCCAGCCGCTTGTTGACATCGTTGTAGATGTCGTGTTCGGCCATCTTGCGAACGAGGGAGTCGAAACCTGCGCCGCCGATAACGTGCAACAGTTCGGGATAGGCGTTGGCCCTCATCATTGCGTTTGTGTCGGAAAGGAACTCCATCCGGGCGTTCCAAGGAACCTGCACGGAGTTGGAGGTAACCGTGTAATAGAGGGAATCCTTGAACACCTGCGTCTTGTTGGCCTCCAGCGCGGCGATAGCCAGCACGTCCATAGAGGTAGCAAGGGCCCGGCAGACTTTCTCCATCTTGCGGGCGAAATCGTGCTCATAGGAAATCTCGTTGTTCCGATACAACTGCGGAACCATCGTGAAACCGACTGCGAGGGTGACCCAGTTCACCGTATAGAGGGCGGAGGTGTTCTCGTCGTCAGCGATGACGCAGGAGCGCACGTTGCTGACGGTAACATCGCCGTCGTAATTGATGACGGGAACCTGCACGGTGTTACCGATGCTCTCGAAAGCACGGTCACGGAGGTTGGGGTTGATGATGGAGTTGGCGGCGTTGGTCTGCTCGATGAAGAAGTCAAGCGCACCATACTCAAGCGGGCGGGCCATATTACGGTCGAACTCCGGATTTTCGACTCGCCAGTTCTGCAATCTTGTTGCAATAAGTGACATAATTTGAAAATTTTAGATTGTTAAACGTTTTCCGGGTTGACCCTTTACCCGACTGCTTTCTTTTTTACTGGAGGGGCAGTGTCTTGATGAAGTCCTTGTTTTCCTTCCAAGCCTGCGCCATCGCATCTGTAAACTCCTTCGAGCCGTTGACCTTGCCTTGTTTCATAAGTTGCGCCGCGAGGATTTCGTGTGCCTCGTTTTGCGTCCTTGCGCCGGAAAGGTCTGCGACATCGCCCGAACCGCCGCCCTTGCTGGGCCCTTCCTTTGACCCTGCCCCGGTCTGCTTGCGCCCGGTTTCGAGGACGCCCATCGCGGACAGTTCCTTCTCTACCAGTTCAGCAGCCGTGAACGGCCGGAGATTGTTTTCGGGGTTGCGCCGGGGCGTTCCGTTTTCCATAAAGGCGAGAACCTTTCCACCGTTCCCGTCGTCGATGTATTCCGGGTTCATCCCCTTGACTTTCTCAACCGCCTGCGCGAGCAGCACGTTCGTAACGGCCGGAGCGAGGTCTGCCTTGAATTTAAGCCCGGCGGTCGCCTTTGCGAACTCGCCATCCATCCTCAAGCCGAAAATGGCCTTCTCGTGTGCCGCCTCCGCATTGTCGTACTTGGTTTTGAGTTCCGTGTACTCCTTCGTGACGTTCGCGAGGTCTGCCTTCGCTTGATTCAGTGCCTTCTTTGTCTCGGCATCCGCGCCGCTTTCAACCGCCTTTTCCAGCCGGGTCTTTTCCCTTGTCAACTCGGCGATTTGGCTTTTCAGTTCAGCGGCGTCTCCCGCCTGACCCTTAATTTCGCCAATAACCCGTTTCGCGTAATCGTAGGTCTTTTCGGTTCCATTCTTGGCGATACCGCTGGCAGCCAGTATGTCAGCATCCAGCCCGCCATAAATTTCCCCGGTTTTCTGCCCGATTACAGAGGTCTCGTCGTTGCGCGACATTTCGACCACTGCGTTAATCTGCTCGTCGGTAAGAGCGGCCGTCGCCGCGTTACCCCTCAATAGTTCGGATGTAAGTGCCATAATTCTTTCCCTTTGAATTTTTGGTTATTTGTCTTTTTACCTCTAATCGCTATTTTATCGGCTAACCGATTTGAACTCCAACGAGTTTCTGCGCATCTTCGGCGGTGATATTTACAAATGTTCCGGGCGTCGCCTCAACATTCGTGAATATGATGCCAGTAATAGTCCCATCTTCTTCCTCATAACCGAGATGTTTCCCGTCCACGCAGATATATTTTTCGCTATAACGTTCTCCTACGACCAAAGTTCCACCCGAAAGCTCCTTGTTGACAAGGATGGGCACATGAGAAACAAGTCCACACGCCTCTTGAACGGCAGCGAGGCCTTCGTACTGGGACTGTGTATACCAAATTTCGAGACCATAAGCCTCATTTTCAAAGCAATCCCAAAAGAAAATCATATAGAACTCCCAAGCTATATCTTTCGATAGCCCGTAGACCCTTGAAAAATCTTTCTCACTGGCGTCTTTTGAACCATCGAGAATTATATCCCAAATCGTTCCGCGTTCAATGTGTCCGGCAATTTGGCCGAGGGCTGCCGCGTCTAAGAAAATACTACTCGCATATTGCGGCGCGACGATGTTATAATCTTGATTTGCTATTTGTGGCATAATTGTAAGAATTTACTGGTTATTACTTTTCGTCTTTGGCGGTTTCCCCGTCCTTTTTGGTTTCGGCTTTCTTGGCCTTTTTCTCGGCCGCCTCGCGCTCCTTGAGGGCTTTGGCTACCGCAGCAGCTACCGCCGCGTCAAACCGCTCTTGCTCGGCCTTTTTCGCCGCCTCGATGCGGGCCTTCGCGGACTCCTCTGCTTTGGCCTTCTGCTCGGCCAGCCAAGCGGTCGGGTCGTGGAGGATGGTTACTGTATAGCCCTGCTTTTGCAGGCTGCTCCGCACACTGGTTTCAAAGGTTTTGCGCCCGAACTTTTGGATTCGGGGCGTGGAAATCCGCTGCCCGGTCTTGGGGTCGAACTGCACGACCTCGATAACACAGTGGTAAGACTTTTCCTCGCCCTTGGGAACGATGTAGTTTTCAGCCGTCAACTTTTCAATGGGGGTGTCCCGCCCGTCTCTTGTAATCATACGTCTACTTTTTTGATGTTAAACTTGTACCGTGTCCGGGGCCTGCTCTGCCGCATAACGCCGAAACTCGGCTAAAATGGTTTCAATTTTCCGTTGCAGCGGGACTTCGGAACCAAACTCAAGGATGTTCGTATTCTCCCGTTCAAACCTGCGGACAAAATTAGGAAAGTTCAATTTTATACGCAAGTCCTCCTCGGTTATTACGCCTTGCTTGAATAATTCCGTAGCCTCCGCCCGGCCAAGATGCCGATACGGTTCCAGTTCCGCGAGGATTTTGGTGCGCTGGAGTTGGATGGGGTCGTTGCGGAACTCCGTCTCAATGATTTGGTTCTGCATCATATCCAGTTCCGCCTCGCTTGCACCTGCCTCCTTCGCGGCCTTGTACCGTTCCCGCAGCTCCTCCGGCGAATAAAGATAGAACTCCGTGCCGTAGTTGACGTTCGCATAGAGGAAATAACGGCCATAACGCAAGCGGCAGACGGTTTCGTCTGCCCAAGTTTGCGCCGCCTCAAATCCCTTCTTAATGCGGTTCAGCACGGTTGTAACACTCTCGAAGT